ATTGAAAAAGGCTGGAAAGACGAGGGTAAAGATGTACACTTCTTTTGGGGTTTAGCAGGTCAAAATATTAGACAAATAACAGAATGTCAAGAACAAGGTTTAGAATGGTGGTATGTAGATAATGGTTATATTACTGAACAAATTACAAGATATCCAGAACCGATTATAAACAATTATGATAAAACATATTTTAGAATATGTAAAGGTGGTATTCATACTACTAAACTATCAGAGTGTGATAATAAAAGATTAGATACAGAGTTTAAAGGTTGGCAATCAGGCGAACATATACTAGTATGTCCTTCATCTCCTACCGTAACATCATATATCAATGATATTTCACAAGAAGAATGGATAAAACAAACTACTGATAAAATACAAAAATGTACAGATAGACCAATAAGATTAAGAAATAAACCACGACCAGGTAATGAATGGTGGAATACAGATATAAAAGATAATTTAAAAGGTGCTCATTGTTTAGTTACTAACATGTCATTAGCCGCTGTTGACGCAATAACAAGTGGTGTGCCGTGTATAACAGATGAAAAGAATGTTGCTAATTTTGTATCTAGTCAAGACATGAGTAAAATAAATTTACCATTTAAACCTGATAATAATAAAATAAATAAATGGATGAATATGTTATCATATAATCAGTTTACAATAAAGGAGATTGAAGATGGTATTGCCTTCAAGGTTCTTCAAGAACAAATTTAGATGGTTAGGATTATTACTAGCAGTTTGTAGTGTATTCATACTATCAAGTGCCAACATATCTACACAATGGGTTGGTTGGTCGTTAAGTGTAGCTGCTTGTGTAATGTGGATATGGTTTGGTTACAAAGATAAAGATTGGCCAAGAATGATTATGGAATGTATGTATATGATATTAAGTATAAGAGCTGTTTTTAATTGGCTAGGTTTTTAATGTACAATTTTGCTTGTGTATGTTATGGTGACAAATATCCCGTAGAGTATGTTCAAAAACTCTATAACATGGTGAAAAAAAACACCACATTACCTATAAAATTTATTGTATTTACTGACCATGTTAAAATGCATAAGATGGTTGAGGGTGATATAGATATTAGAAAGTTTCCTGAAACAGATTTACAAGGCTGGTGGAATAAATTACAACTATTTCATCCTGATGTAGATTTACCAGGCGACACATTATACACCGATTTAGATGTAGTTATTACAGACAATATAGATTGTTTTTTTACATATGAACCTGATAAGGATTTTGTAGGTATGAATGATTTTAACCCCGTAAGTGGTGTTTGGAACTCCAGTATTATGAAGTTTAAACAGGTCAACCTTCACGGACGGATTTGGCATAAATTTATGACCGATAGACCAAATTGGTTAAGACGGTTTCCAGGTGACCAAAACCTAATATCTGACTTTCTTTTAAATACTCCTGGATGTGTGTCATATCCTGATTCGTGGACACAATCATATAAGTGGTACGACAGAAAAGGTGAAAGATACTCCAGAAGCGCCATGACCTACGAACACAATGGCGAATCGTTGGTAACCGTGTTTCACGGACAGCCAAATCCTCATGAATCCGAGCAGGAATGGGTAAAAAGCGCATGGAAATAGAACTTTCTTAGCTGTGCGTTTTGACGCACCTTTAAAACCTACACCTGGTCTCAAAAAAATCTAAAAAAAAAGCGCCAAAAAGCGAAAATAGTGCTTGCTTCCTATGGTGGATAGTGTATTATATGTGTATATGATAAAGAAAAAAACACTAAAAAAAAGAATAGAAGACGCCAAGAAAAGAAACTACTTGACTCTACTACAAATTTTTGATATAATAATAACTAACAAAGGAGAAAAACACTATGTCTAAAGTAAAACAATGGGCTTATGATGAAGCCGAAAAAGCAGTTGATAAGATTATCTTACAAGTTAAACAAAATCTTATAACTAAACAATCAGCTATTAAAGATATCATGGATGTTGAAAATGTTAATATGTTAGGTATTGACAATTACAATGTTGATGAAGTTATTGAACTAGAATTAGAGGCTGCCTAATTATGAGTAAAGAAGGAACTATACATTTAGTCTATCAAAGACAATATTATGATGATGAAGACCATGATTATTTCTTCATTAATCATACTATATTCAGAAATGTTCCTTTATCTCAATTAAACAGATTAAATAACAAAGACTTTCAAAAGAAAGTAAAAGAGTTTTGTGATAAGAACTATGTAGAAACTGCTAGTAATTATGATAATTATTCAGAGGTGAATATGATACATGGTACAGAGTATTATAAAACTTATGGTGACGAGTTTGGTGTTTATGGCCAAATGGGAGAAAATGACTTTTATACAGACTATGGTCAAAAATATAATACAAGAAAATTTTTTAAACATGATTTCAACAACGAAATAACTAAATTAATGGGAGGAATAATATGATAATAAATGTTGGAGATACAATTAAAGCAAACCACGGTAGAACTGGTGAAATAATTAATATCGGTATTGCTACTGAAGCAACTGATATAGCGGCTGAGAATGATACATCTTTAAATGCAAAAACTTATGACACAAGTTTAGGTTACACAGGTGCAATCACATTTACAGGCGACAATGGTACTTACTGGTGCTATTTTAATCAGATAGAAGATAACTTAACTGAAAAAGAAAAATCAGATGTTGATGTTGCAATAGAACAGGAGAACGAATGGTGGAAATAGTAGATACAGATAAAGATATATTTGATAGTAATGATAACAAGATTGGTTATTGGAGAAAATTAGAAGATGGTGCTAATGGTGACAATCTTTATGAAGTTTACTTTGATGACAGCGAAGATAAAGGCGATTACTTACAATCACAAGAGTTTGTATCAGATGATGAGAACGCCGAAGAAGAAGCTTATGATTATGCGAGGTCAGTAATTAATGAATAATAAAGTTACAATTACAGTAAAAAAGAAAACACTAAAAGAGGTGTATAATCAGGTTGCTATGTTAAATGACATGGGTTTTCCTAACTTTCAAAAAGGTGAACCTATTAATGATTTGATGAGAGAAATTAAAAGAAATTTAAAGGCAGAAAAAAAGGTAGAGAAACTAGGTTGGAAAGATTTTTTAGAATTTTGGCCTATGTCTATTGTTGTGCCGAGTATGTTATTATTAATATTATGGAGTGCTACCTTTGGACAATAAACCAAACGAATGGGAACAAGGCGTGATTAATAACGCCGTAGAATACTCTATATTAGAGTGGAGGTCACTTGATAGAAGTACCAAGACCATAGTTAAGACTTATGAAGAAGCTAAAAGTTTGTTTGCAAAAACAATTAAAGAACATACTGCCACATTGGCATATGCAATAGATAAAAACGGTAGATATGCTAATCTAAATCATCTACCAGAATTTACAAGTAGGAGTAAACATGTCAAATCAAAGACCAGGTAAATATCAAAGCAAACCAGATGGTGTTGGTAATGATATGAATATCTTGAAGTTTTTTAAAGTAGCACAAAAAGTTTTAGAGAAAGAAAACAAAACAGATGAAGCATTTAACTTTGAACAAATGGTAGATTGGTTACAATCTGGAAAAAGGTTGCCATTATCAGAGGAAGATGTTATAAAAGCGTTAGGAATATAATATGAAATATAATGAAGATAAAATAATAAAAGAAATACACGATTACATAAAAGGTACTTATGGTGAACATTATAGTACCACAAAAGACGGTTTTCAGGTTCAAGATATGTTAAGACACTTGAATATTGATAAAGATTTTTGCCAAGCAAATGCTATTAAGTATCTTTGCAGATTCGGTAAGAAAGCAGGTCGTAATAGAAAAGACTTGTTAAAAGCTATACATTACATTGTACTATTAATGTCAAGTGAGGATAAAAAATGAGTGAAGATATACTAGGTTATTCATCACACGATTGGCGTAAAAATACAGATGACGCAATTGTCATTGATGAGAAGAATTTGAACTATGCTAAAGTGAATGATTGTAAAGTAAGTTTTAAAAACCCTAGGTCACTAAAAACCGAAGAGGTGGATGTATCAAGGTTGATTAGAGTATTTGTTAATAATTATGAGAGTTTAAAAAGGAGTGTAAAATGATAGATATGTTGCATTACATAGATGAATTAAAAGAGATAAAGAAACTAGTTGAAGACCAAAAACCTAGATATCTTATCGCAGATAAAATTAATGAATTTATAGGTTTTAAACAAAAAGAAGTTGATGAATTTGATAAATGGGCAGACGCAGAAGCAGAAAAAGACGCTTATTTAGAGGGTACACCAGTATCAGATAGCTCTGATTCGCCATTCCTGGCGCATCCTGGCGACACTCCTGGTGAGAAAAGCGAGTAAATATACGCTTTTTTAGGGGCTTGCCTTTTTAGACAATCTCCTGTATAGTATAACAAACAATTGAGAAAGGCACTACATTATGAGTTTTAGATATGACAAAGACAACTTATTCAAAGAGTTTCAAGTTGCAACAACTAAAGACACAAAAAACAAGAAAGAGAAATACGACAATCGTATTCAATTCTTTAAAGACCACATAGAGTTAAGAAAAGAACATCCAGAATATTATGATAGTTTAGATATTAACTTTACAAATCTATTATCAGCGTGGTCAAGTGATAGTCCGCTTGACGCTTTTTATATGACAGGTTTTGGTAAAACATATGCTGAAGTAAAAGCAGAATCAGAAGCAGATAAATCAGAAAAAGTAACTATTAATTAATGGCTATTATTTACACAAATCAATCTAGTGGTGCTATTCGTAGGGCAAAGAAAAGAAAACCTACGAAAAGTTACCTAGAGGCTTTTGCTAAACATATCAAGTACCTTAAATCTATGGGTTTTGATTGTGATGATAATGGTAGAATTAAATTGACACTTGATGGTAGACACTCAATTAATATTGCAGAGAGAACTATGCCATATGAAAGAGAAGCCACATTATCAGATGTACCAATGTCAAACAAAATTAGTCATGGTGGGACAAAACCTGACAATCGTTGGAAGATTGAGGCGAGTAAAAACTTTACAATTGCTCCAGCGTACAATAAAGGTCCTTATATGGTTGTCGCCAAAGAGGATATTAAAACAGCAGGAAGGAAAGTATGAAACTAAAAGAAACAATAATGATAGCAATAGCGGCGTTGGCGTTTATGTTGATTACAGGCGTTGCTAAAGCAAATCCAGTTACAAATTGGTTAACGAATGAGAAAA